CGAACAACCACCAACAAAATTAGCTTTGCTTGTATTATCTGCAATGATTACGCAAGAACCATTGCATTTTGATTGTCCACATTGCGATTGCGAATGAATTTAGATATTGATGTAAAAATTGAATTTATGGAAGCTGGTTTTTTCTTTAATGAAAAAAGTGGTATGCACCCAGAAAAGCCATTAATTAATGTTATTTGGGTTATTGGAGATAAAGCTTTTGGAGCAATTGAAACTATAGAAAATATTTTTGACCCTTTGCCAACCCTTAGAAATATTCCAGAAACAGTAAGATTAAAAGTTATTGAAAAATACAAGGACAAACTTAAACCATATTTAGTTAAATAAACCAAACCTTTTCTTTTTATGCATTTCATCTTCCATTTCAAGTATTTTAACTAACGCATGAGTTAATACATAATCGTGATTTACATTTTGTCTCAGCAATTTAATTGTATAATTTTTTAAAACTTCTATATCAGTACAAGCAATAATATCTCTAATTTTTACCTCAGTAGCTAATTTTTTTTCTACTGGTATTGGTTCGATCAATACTGATATAAAACTTTTATCCATAATTAATTAGGAAAAAGTTGTTTTTCTAAAATATCTACTGCACGATCATCAAGTGTGTTGGTTGTTTGTTTGCAAATTGCTCTCAATAAATCAACAACAAGTCGTTTTACAGTTGTTGTTGTCAGGAATGTCATTGTGTTACTTTCCAAACATAACAGTTTTTGTTACATTTGGCATATGCTGTCTTTATTAAGCAATGGTCATCAGCTTACTCCTCACACTAAGGCAGTTTTTTTTATATGGAAGATCAAGAAGAAAAAGAAGGTAATGGTCTGATTGCCAATGTTGTTCAGATGATTATACTTTTTTGGAGTTTAGGGGTTATTTCTTGGTCATACTTTAATCCCAACCCTACTCGTCAAATTGATACTACCTTCGCGGCTGGATTATTGTCGGCTGTAACTGCCCAGTACGGCTTAAATATAAAGAAAAATGGTGACAAAAAAAAAGTAAATGGTAATGTTAAGATAGTTGACAATAAAGATTCTAAAGTTGGAGTTGTAAAAAAATGAAAAAACTTCTTGCAATTTTTTGTCTATTACCCACAGCAGCATTTGCAGACATAAAGCAAGAATTTGTGACATCTGCACAGATTACTGTAGATATGCCTTATGTTGTTACAAATAAAGTAGGAACTACATATTCACTTAGCGGAAATAATATTACACCGTCTGTAACTGTAGGAGATACCACAACATCAGGAAAGATTGGAGGGATTAATGTTGGCTCGTTATCCAACGGAGTGCCAGCTATGATTCAAACTGATACATCAATCACTACTGCCGGTTCATCTTTCAGCAAAACAGAATCCGTAATAATGGGAGATGCCACACCTTCTGCTGTTACTCCTAGTTCGGGCATTGCATCATTACCAGTATTAGGTGGACAAACTACTATTGGTTCAGGCGGTACAGCTGGCACACTTGCTTTAACGTCATTGAGTTCTGGTGTTCACACCTGTACTGCTGGTGGTTCGGGTACAAGTTGTATTGGTTCTACAAAAGTAACTATTACAATTGACTAGACTTTGGTTATTAATTATAATTGTATTACCTACAAGATTGATGGCCACACCCGTAGTCCCTCAGTTTCGTAGCGGTAGTCAGACAACTTCTTCTACAAGTCAAAGTATTATAAATGAAACTATCACAAGTTATCAATACAGAACTGGATATAGTTATGCAGCTTCTGGGCATAATATTGAATCAGCTACCGATAGCATTAATCCAACTCCGACACAATCAACAACACAGACTGTTGGAGGTGTAACTTTTAATTGGACAAGTCCAAACCTAGAATCAATACCTCGTTGGCAGATAGCAACAGACGGAGCAGCTTTTTCAATTCAAGAAACTTTAATAACTCCCGGATTGGACACAGTTACAAACATCACAAGAACTATAACTACTTCTACAACTTCAGAAACCACAAGTACATTTGGGCAATAATTTTATTATTATTGCCTGTTAAAACATTTGCTAATACAACTGTTAGCAGTCCACAAAGTCAGTCTACTGGCGTAGTCAATAATAATGCCACAATGATAACCCCATCAAGTTTGCCACAAAATAGATATTCACAGGGAATTGTTTGCACTTCCCCTAGTTTGACAATTACTCCATATTTAACTGATGCTTGGTCATTTAACAGACCAATTGAAACTGTTACCAGACAAGCAATATATGATGAAGATACTGGCGAAATAAAATACTATCAAGAAACACCACGATTTGAAAAAGATAACTATAACTTGAATTATGGAATAAGTATGCAGTTTAATATTCCTCTCGGAAATGGTGGCG